CTGCGGTTGCAGTAGCGCAAAAGGCGGCTACCGCTGCTACTACTGTATGGACGGGCGTACAGAAAATCTTAAATTTAGTGCTGACCGCTAACACTATCGGATTAATCGTTACGGCTATTGGCGCGTTAGTCGCTGCGGTTATTGCAGCCTATAAGAACTGCGACGGGTTTAGGAAAATATGCGATAAGGTTTGGGAGGCTATTAAGCCGCTGGCTAACGCTATTATGAACGGTTTGGCTAAGGCTTTCGAGTGGCTGGTAGAAAAGTGTAAGGAGGCGTGGGAATGGCTTAAAAACATACTGGGGTTAGGTGGTAAAAAGGTAGAGGTAGCCGTAGAGGTTAGCAAGCCTAAAGCAGCCCCGAAAATTGATACCGGCAGCGGCCCCGTAGATAGTGGCAAATACGATTACACGCCTATACACGGCGCGGCTGGTGGTAGCGGTAAGGCAAACCCCGTTTGGAAAGAGAATGCAGCCACACTTAAAGAGATTACCGATAATATCCAAATCCTGCAAAACAAGTTACAGCTGATTAACCAACAAATCAAGGCGTGGAACGATAAGGCCGACGCGATTAGGAACGCAGGCAAAGAAGCGGAAAAAACGGCGGTAACTACGGGCCAAGCATTAAAGGACGGCTGGGGCGGTATTAAGAATATCGGCAGCAGTATAGAGGGTATAACCGAAAGTCTGAAAGGCAACGGCAGCGCGTGGCAGATTGTCGTAGGTATTGTGGACGGCTTTATAGGTTTGTATGAGGGCATACAGACGGTTATAGGTATTATCGAGTTATTGACGGCTGCGAGTGCAGCACACGCCGTTACAAAGGGCGTAGAGGCAGGCGCAGAAACTACCGCAGCAGCCGTAAGAACTACCACCGCAGCAACCAATACCGCCGCCGGTGTTGCTACTATTGCGTCTAACAAGTTGGTAGCCGCAAGTTACAAGGAATTGGCAGCGGCTGAATATATGGCGGCGCACGCATATATACCGTTTGTAGGTTTTGGTATCGCTATGGGATTTACTTCGGCGATGTTGGCAGCTGTTACCGCCGCTGGTATTCCAATGCTGGCAGAGGGTGGTATAGCGTCCGGGCCTACGCTTGCAATGGTTGGCGAGTATGCCGGAGCCAGCGGAAACCCGGAAGTTATCGCGCCTTTGGATAAGTTGCGCGGTATGTTGGCCGGGCCTACTACTTTGGATTTCGGTAACGTGAAATTTGAGATAGAGGGCCGCAAGTTAGTAGCGATTTTGGCAAAGGAAAACGAACATAAAAAACGTGGTTAGCCTATGAAGTATTTACGATATATGGGCGAATTTCTCAGCGTGTCCGGCGTAGTTTGGCGCGCTGAGATTTTGCAGGAAGCCGACGCAGCATTTGAAACCGTCGGCAGTTTGGAATTTGACGCAGACCAGCCGCTGGTTATCGAGTGGGGAAACAAAAGCAAAGAAGAGGTTATTTGCGGTGCTACGGCTACGCTTAAAATAATCAGTCCGGGTGATAGAACCTACGAAGATTTGTACAGTATCGACGTTGGCCGCGTCCGTTTGGACGTGTACCGAAATAACGCGCCGTACTGGAGTGGCTGCATAGACACCGAATTTTACGAAGAACCCTACGAACAGTTGAACGGGTACACCGTTTCGCTTTCGTTTACCGATTTGGGCGTATTAGACCGACTTAAATACGATTTGGCTAATATGCAGACACTCTACGACGTGGTTAGTTATTGTATCGGACGCTGTGGCATTAACTGCGGCGGTATTGACGACAGCCTAATAAGTACGTCGCTAACCCCGTCCGGCAGCGCGTTAAGCCTTACCGATATTAAGGTGCGCAGCGATAATTTCTACGATGAGGACGGCGAAGCCTTAACGCTGGGTGAAGTTATCGAGGGCGTGTTACAGCCGTTGGCTTTGCGTATGATACAACGCGCCGGAAAGGTGTATATCTACGACATTAACGGACTATATACCAAAGCGGCAAAAAAGCAAATCGTTTGGGACGGCAGTAGCCAAACTTTGGGTGTAGATGTAGTGTACAATAACGCTAAAATTACGTGGAGTACCTACGCGCAGAGTGGCAATTTGTCGCCCGAAACGTGTTGGCCCGAAAGCATAGAAACGCCGCCTAACGTAGCGTCTATGAATAACACCAGCGGCGGCAGTATGAACGGCGCAAAATACTTTTCGTTTCACTATGAAAACAAAGACCTAACAAAATGGTTTGACGCGCAGGATTACGGGTTTACTATTTGGCTGGCAGAGCAAGGAAACAACGCAGATTTAGTAAACGCTAATGTACGATTTTTCCGCATTGTGCCACAGTACGACGGTACAGAGTGCGAGGGCGTAGCGGTAAGGTGGACGGCTGTAGCCGGTTGGAAAGTGGACTACGGCGGCGGTAATTGGACTGCGCAATATAGTTGGCAGGCTTACGGAGTATCTACAGACGCGCTAACGGGATTTCTTACCGATATAGGCGCAGCACTGTTTAAGAGCAGCCCGGTATGGATACCACCCGTAGCAAATGCCGGTAATTTGGTTTTGCGCGTTGGGTTGGAAATGCTATTAGACCCACGATTTAACCCGTTTGAAAGTGCCGAGAATAACGATTTAATGAAGTACAAAGACTGGTATAGCAACTGGAATACACACGGAAATTTCGTATATGTACCCGTTACTATCAAATTCCAACCGGACGGCAGCGACGCGGTATATGTGTGGGATAACCGCAATATCGTACAGACGGCAGTAGGTAGCCCGGTTAAGAGCATTAACGGCACGTATGGCAGTTGGGTAAGATTGACAAACGACGAAACACCTAACGTGTGGGGTTGGTTGGCATATTACGACGCAAAGGATAGAAAAGAAACCAGCGGCGTACTGGGTTGGAAAAAGAACCGACCGGCAATTAACCCACATACGGCAGACACGCTTTCAATCTTAACCAACGCGGAGGACGGGCAATATATCCCGTACCCTAACTATGGCGGTGGAGGCGGCAAACTTTGGGTGGAAGTGCGCGCCGGTAACTGGCAGATAAGCGACGGTAACGCGACGTTGCAAAACGTGAACTACAACAACCCAAAGCAGCTTTGGGGCAAATTCAGTTGGTTACTTTTCAAACTGCCGGAAATAGAGATAATGAACAGTACCCAGTTTGATAAAACCATTAACACGGACGACGTGGAGTATAACGCCCAACTGAACAGCGCAGCCAAAGAGCCGATAGAGATAGACACAATTTGCGGCACCAGTGCAGAGGGTGTACCGACAGCGCGCGGCGCGTATTTCAACGCGGCGACGGGCAAACAGATTACGCAGTTATCCCGTGCCGGACGAACCACCCAAGCCGAAGATTTGCTGATAGGAACGCTTTACAGCCAATTTGCACAGCGGCGCACAACCCTAAGCGGCGAAGCGCAGCTGATGTATGACCCTATCGCCGTATATACGGAGGCGAACCAAGACGGCAAACTGTTTATGGCTACCGAGGAGGTGCAAGACGTTAGAATGGATTGCAGCGACGCTGTATATGTGGAAATAAGACCGGACGAATATAAACGAAATAATGAGTAATGCGATATGGCAGTATATGAGTTGAAGATACGCAAACGCGGCGCGCGTCCGCGTAGTGAACGCCTGCGCGAATTAGGCGGCGAAAGTAGCGGCAGCGCAGGCAGTACCGTAGTAACCGTAACGGGCGGCAGTAATGCCCCAACCGGAAACGACCACTACCACACCAACAAAGCGGCTTTAGACCAGATAACAACCGATACAAACGGCTACCAGTATTTAACCCGACTAAAGGAGGGTACAGACGCTGAGGGTAACGAGGTGTACGAACAAGTAACGGAAAAGGTAAAAGCCGGATTTGCTGATATTGCCAAAGACCTAAGCGAAGATAGCCCGGTTAGGCAGCAATTTTTATCGAGGTTGGCCGACGATGTAGCCAAAGGAAACATAACCTTTGAAAAGATGATAGCCGTATTAGGTTTGTCGCTTTTCAAAGGTGGCGCGCAGTTTGGCGAATTTATAAAATCGTTGTACGCCGGTAAGGGTGCCGGGATTGACGCAAACGGAAACGCTGAGTTTGAAAGCGTCCGGGTACGTAGTTACTTTGAGTGTGTAGAGTTTATCGTAAACCGTTTGGCCGCTATCGAGGGCGACCAAATTTTGACCGAGGGCGACACCATAGAACGCGTGGACGATTTGGGCGATAACTGCTACGGCCTGCACCTTAAAAGCAAGTGGGACGGCTATTTTACTGCGCAGTACCCTAACAACGTGCTGAAAGGTATAGTAAACACTTTGGCAGCAGGTAGCGGCGTATATTACACCAGTTGGCTACGTGTGAACAGCGTAAACACCGCTAACAATTATATCGAGGTAACATTATATCCCGACGAAGAAACACCAGCCGGGCAAAATTACCCACCGTGCGAAATGATGAAAATAGCGCGCTGGGGAAACCAAACCGACAAGACACGCCAAAGCTGCATTTACCTATCAAGCACCGAGGGCCGGATAGTCCGGCTAACGGGCGTAACAAAACCTATCATAGACGCGGCGAACTACGGCGCGACTTTCGGCACGCTGCCGGAGTTTTTGCAGGCTATGGATTTGCCGACTATCGAGGGGCAGGACTATGTATATGCGCGCGGCTTAATCGTGCAGGATATTATACGCATAGACTATCAAGGTAAGCCGGTTTGTACGGTTGTAGATAGGGGCGCATGGAGTGCTGCGGCTGATTACTACTGCGAGGCACTGAACCCGACCACCGGGATATACGAAATTTCGGACGTGTGGTATAACGGCTGTAAATACCGATGTGCAAAGACCGGAACCACAACCGCCCCGGCGTGGAATAACACCGACTGGGCTATGGTTGAGGGAAACCCGGAGTTTACGGTAGAGTTTGCAGATACCGACTATATTTTTGACCCCGACCGCTTTAACCTCACACTTTCCATTATCGCTAAACTCTACAATATGGACGTAACAGCCGACATATTGGACGCTGACGTACAATGGACGCGATACAGCGAGGACGCGGACGGCGTAGAAAGGGTTATATCTGACCAGTCGTGGGCGTTAAAGCGCGCAGGCGCAGGCAAAAGTATAGACCTGACTATAGGCGACTGCGATTTTAACGGTTATATCCCAAAGACCCTAAAATTTATAGCAACAGTTACCCTGCGCGACGGTATGGGTAACGAAGCTGGTACCGATACCGCGATTTTTCAGTATTAGTAGAAAGGCATAGTTAATATGAAAACAAAAAGATTTGATTTTAATTGGAAGCCGTTGCAGTTGCAGATTTCCTTTGCTGTGGACGGCAGCGTACCCGGCCAACAGAACTACAACGCCGATACGCAGGAATATACGCCCGACTATACGCTAACGCCGTTTATCCTACAGCCGGTTATTTCTATACTGGACAAAGACGAAGTATTAGCGGCAGGCAGCATTAACCACGCGCTGACAAATGTACGCTGGTACGAAATAATCAACGGTGTAAAAAAACTGATAGCGTCCGATAATACTAACTACGAAATTACCACCAGCGGCGGCAATGCTGGACGTATCAAGGTAAAGAAGAACGCAGAGCCGAAAGTACCTATTACGCTGGTATTCTATGCTGAGTATATCGACAACCGTAACGGGCAGGTTATGGTAATACAAGGCAGCTATTTAGTTGATTGTAGCAGCGCGTCCGATATTGTACGCGTGGAATTGGACGCAGCAGCCCAAACCGTATTTAACCCACTTTCAGACGCACAGACACAGACCGTAACGGCTACGGTGTGGGTTGGCGATAGGATTTGCGACGCGAGCAAATACGCTTTAGCGTGGGAGGTGCAGGACGAAAACGGCAACTGGTACACTGCCGGAACCGATAGCGTAATGGATTACGATATTATGGTGGACGGGAACACAGCAACTATTAACCGTTGGCTAATGGGTAGCGAAATGCACCTTAGATGTAGGGTAAAGTACAGCGCAGACGGCAACCCCGGCAGCGTTACACTTACGGCAGCAAGTCCGCAGGCTGAGGCGGTATTTGTGCGCAGAATACCGAAATATGAATTTGATATTACGGGCGTACCTTACAACGTCCCGGCAGGTATTCTTAACGTAGCACCTACGGCGATAGTACGTACTACCAAAGGCGACATAACCGACCCCGAAAAGGAACTTTTGCCACTGTGGTATATCGCCACAAACAAAGCCAGCGGCAGTTTAAGTTATTCGCTGGTAGCACACGGCATAAGTCCGGTTATCCCTACCGCCAAAATGGATAACAACCACGGCGCGGTTATCGGTTTGGACGTGGTAGATAGAGGCTACGCAGGCGCGTTTACAGACGCAGCCGACGGCGCGGTTTTCTGCGACGCTGACGGCTCAGTTTTGATTATTCACTAATAGCAGTAAAAGATATGGCACGTTACATTAAAGCAAATCCCAAAGTAGTGCAGTACCTACATTTGGAGAATGACAGAAACCAAGTTAAGGACGGTAATTATTTGCTGTGGCAGGCAGATATGTTAGCCTTTGGCCGATTAACCGAGCTGCCGCAGATTTTGGAACAAATCGGCGGTATAGCGTTGGCAGCGCACGAAGCGCGCCAAGAGCAGGACGGTATCGTAGTTAGAGAACTGCCGACGGCTACCGATGAACGCTTTATAGTAGAAAAGGACGAAACCGAGGCAGAGCAGCCGGAAACTATCGAGCCGGGCAATACTGAGGACGAAGCGGCAGAACCCGAACAGACCGAAAGCACCGACCCCGAACAGACCGAGAACGGCGAAACAGTAGAAACCACTAACGAAGAAACGGAGGCTTAATTATGAGTGTAGCAAGCGCCAGCAGAACTATTAAATTTATCAGCAAGGCAGGAACATATACCGCGCTGATAATGTCGCCCAGCGGCGATTTGTTTATAGACTATGAGGGAACGACCAACGACGTAACGGCGGTGTACCCTAATTTCGCTACGACAAAGCCGATTTTGTATTTTGTCTGTATGAGTAGCCGCGTAGCCGAGGGAGTAGCAGACCCCGACGCAATGGAGTATTATTTCAACGGCGAAAAAATCACATTTAGCGGCGGCGTATCTACCGGAACATTTGCCGGATATTTCCAAACTGTAGCACCCAGCGGCGACCAACTTTATTACGGGTTGCAAATCCTTAAAGATATTTCCGCTTTGGCAGGCTACGCCCCGGCTACTATTAAAATGGTTGCTACGGTATCGTATGGCACGCAAAGCGATACTATACAAGCAACGTACACCATACCTATACAGCAGGCGACCGGCAGCAGTTACCGCGTAACTATTGCAGCAGGCGATACAAAGAATTTCGTAATAACCGCAAAGGGTGGCAGCTGTATATTAAAGGCTATGGCGTACCAGTCCGGCAATGCCTTAACAAAGGATTTGACCTACGTATGGGAGAAAATGGGGGCCAGCGGTTGGGAAACCATTACCGGCGCAACGTCGCAGACGCTAACCGTATATGCTGACGATATTAACACCTACGGAGAGTACCGCGTACACGTCAAGCGTGCAGGCGCAGAAATTGGCACGGACATACAAAACGTTATGGACGCGTCCGACCCTTACGACATAGACCCACACCCAAGCCCCGAAGATGAGGCAATAACCGAGGACACAACCGGAAACGGCGAAGTAACCTACACCCCGGTAGTCGTTAAACGTGGCACGTCCACAAAGGCGTTAGACACTCAGTTTTACTTTGTACTGAAAGACGCGGCAGGTGTGTATCTGAATAGCGATAGAACCACACCGAAAGCAAGCCAAACCGTAACACGCGCCCACTGTGTGCAGGCAGGCGGCGACGTATCAGTAACCATAACAAGCGTATCGTAATATGGGCGTTAGTAAAACACAAGTAGTTAAGTTTATCCGCAAAGGCGATAAGGGCGACCCCGGTAATAAGGGGGAGCAGGGCGCAACACTCAGAGGGCCGCAGGCGTGGAGTGATTGCGCCACCGGCTACGCTTTCAAGGCAGGCGGCGCAGGTGAGCAGTGGAAAGACGTAGTTTTGTATAATGGCAATTACTACAGCTGCGTAAAATCCCACACCAAGACAGAAAGCAATTACCCCGGCAGCACTACCGCGAATAATAACGGCTACTGGCAGTTAGGCGACAAAATAGAACTGGTAGCAACGAAGATTTTGTTAGCGACCTACGCGTTAGTGGAAAATTTGGGCGTGGCTGCTATTGATATGAAAGACGCAGCCGGTAATATCTTATTCCAAGCAAAGGACGGTAACGTAACCTGCAAAACGGGAACGTTTGAAAATGTACAGATTTCGGGCGACCTTACCGTAGCGCAGTTGAAGTATAAAGCTAATATGACTTATGGCGGTGCGGTTAATTGTTCGTTTATATTTGGCGGTGGCAGTTATGTAATGCCTGCGCTATCAAGTGGGGAATATATGCGCATAACACTGTTTAACCCACAATTAACCCGTGCTTACAATCCGACTATATTAACGGGCAAAAATACCGGCGACCTATTTTTAGCAGATACAGGTGATTATTTTACAGATACTGAAGCGTCCGTAGCGTTAGTAGGCTGGTATGAGTTTATCGGCGTAGGAATGGGTAATAACCAAACACTGTGGCTTTATCAAACAATCAGATAAATTTAAACCCTATAAAGATTAGAAATATGGCAAAAACAAAAACTATCGGTGCAGC